CAAAAAGGCTCAACAAACCGCTGCTGCCAATGCTGCTGCTGCCACTCGTGCTCGTTCTGAGCTTGACTGGGTGCGCGACTACCACAGTCGCACCACCGTTGAAGTCAGTAGTGCTACCTGCGGTCGATGGTGGTGGTAAAGGTGGTCATGATATTTTCCTTTCAGTGGTTAAGGGTGCGATGCTTTGTAGGCATCAAATTCTGCTTTGAGTTCTTGTATGGCTTTAACCAAAACAGATACCATGCGGTCATACGACACAGAATCAGCATGACCTTCTTTGTTAACGCCAACCAATTCTGGAATGATGGGTTGCAGTTCTTCCGCAATCAAACCTACATCCGACCGACCATTGTCTTTGTACTCAAACTGTGCAGAACGCATCTGCATCACATGGCTCAAACCATAGATGCTGTCACGGATGTTGTCTTTGTAACGAGCAGACGATGTGTCGTAAGAAATTTCGCCTGTGCTTGTGTTGAATTTGGCAGTGTTTGTCCCAGCGCCAGATTTCATTCGATACAACCATGTACCGCCAGCGCCTGTGCCAAGGCTTACATAATGCAATGTTCCATCACCGTCTGAAACAACACAGTAGTTGTCAGAAGTGCGGATGTCGAGGCCACCTTGGTTGCCGTTGTATGCGCCGAGGATGGTGTTCTTGGAGCCAGTAGTAACCAAGAAACCAGCACCAGAGCCGGGGCCAACAAACGTGTTGTAAGTACCTGTAGTTGTTGCGTAACCCGCAGTTCTTCCAACAAAAGTGTTAAATGTATCTGCGGCAGAACCGGGGTTAAATGTGTATCCAGCAAGATGGCCAAGAAAAGTGTTTCCACCTCCGACAGTATTGCTATACCCAGCCTGATAGCCAACAGCAGTGTTGTTTGAGGCTGTGGTGTTGTTTTGAAGTGCAGAAGTTCCAACAGAAGTGTTGTAAGAGCCTGTGTTGAAATACAACGCATTTAAACCAAGGGCAGAATTGTATGAACCTGTTGTGGTGCTATACAAAGCACCTTTTCCTACCCCAGTGTTTTGTTCGCCAGTCGTATTACTATACCCAGCCTGATAACCCACAGCGGTGTTGTTAGAGGCGGTGGTGTTGGAGTAAAGGGCTGCTGTGCCATGCGCAGTGTTATAGGAGCCTGTCGTGTTGCTACCCAAACTACCAGCACCAAACGCTGAGTTTTGAGTTCCAGTAGTGTTTGATCGAAGCGCAGGGTTACCCACTAACCCCGGAGCATCAGCCCCCATAGCGGTGTTTCCACTGCCTGTCGTATTTGCTCTAAGCACGTTCCAGCCAACAGCGGTGTTGCTACCAGTGGTGTTTGAAAACAACGCCCCGAATCCCAGCGCCGTATTTTGGGTACCAGTAACACTATAGTACCCCGCCTGATGACCAACGTAGGTATTGGGTTCGCCCGTCGTATTGCTGTACCCAGCTTGATAACCTACAGCAATGTTGTTAGATGCTGTGGTGTTGGAGAACAGCGAGAATGCCCCCAATGCTATGTTGTAAGAACCAGTGGTTGTTGAATAACCAGAAGCCCAACCAACAAAAGAATTAGATTCGCCAGTTGAGTTGGTGTAACCAGAACGACGACCAAGCATCGTATTTCGTGTACCACTTGTGTTGGTATATCCTGCTTGATAGCCAACAAAAGTACCTTCAGCCGCAGTATTTGCATATCCCGCCTGATAACCGACAGCGGTGTTTTCTGATGCTGTGGTGTTGCTTGTAAGGGCTTGATAACCTTGCGCGGTGTTGTAACTGCCAGTGGTGTTGCCTTCTAAAGCCGCACGACCTACTGCAACGTTTCTTGTCCCAGTGCTATTGGTATACAACGCAGTAGCGCCTAAAGATGTGTTTTCAGCACCAGTAGTGTTGCTATATCCAGCCTGATAACCGACCGCAGTGCTGTAGGAGGCTGTGGTGTTGGAGAACAGGGCAAACATCCCGTGAGCGGTATTGGATGCTCCTGTTGTGTTTGCGTACAAGGAATACCGACCAAATGCCGAATTGTTTGAGGCAGTGGTGTTGCTCAACAACGAGGATTCACCAAATGCGGCGTTACTTGTTCCTGTCGTATTAGCCGCCAAAGCACTCGCACCCACCGCAGTGTTGGTAGACACAGCACCTGCGCCACGGCCTACGGTGAGGCCTTGGATGGTTGCACCGGGTACGACCGACAGCAAGCTGCTGGTCAGGCGCATTTGTTCGGAGCCAGCAACAGCAAAAGGCATTGCATTGTTGGCAAAATCATAACCAACATAGCCGCTGTTCAATCCAGAAGTGGTATTTTTAAAAATTAAATACCCTGAAGCGGTAGAAGAACCTTCTACGGAAACTCTTGGAGAAGAAGAATCAGAAACTCCAAAAACACCACCACTAAACGTCAGCGCACTCCCCGTGGTCAGGACTTTGCTGCCGTTGAGGTAGGCCACGCCGTTGGCTGTGCCGCCAGACAAAGTGACAGCGCCAGAAGCTGCAAGCGTAGTGAAAGCGCCAGTAGTTGCAGTTGTAGCGCCCACAGTGCCGTTAATGTTGATCGAGGCAGTGCCAGTCAGGTTTGTCACTGTGCCGCTAGAAGGTGTGCCCAATGCGCCATTAAACAGCACAGGAGCGCCAGCAGAGCCTACGTTCACAGCAAGGGCAGTAGCCACACCAGTGCCCAAGCCAGACACGCCAGTACCGATTGGCAAGCCTGTGGCGTTTGTCAGGGTCACACTAGCAGGTGTGCCAAGAACAGCACCGTTACCCAAGGTGGCTACACCAGTAACACCCAATGTGCCGCCAATAGAAGCGTTACCAGCCAAGAACAAGTCTTTGAACTTCAGCGAACTACTACCAATATCAACGGTGTTGGTTGTCTTAGGTGTGACCGTAGACGCACCAACAACAACATCCTGTGTCGGACCCAACACCAAGATGGGAGCACCCTCACCAGTAGTACCGTCATGGTTGTGACCTGTACTGGCGTTAAAGGCTGCTTGAATGCCATCAAATTCGTTGTCGAGATCAGCCGCACTAATGACGTTACCGTCAGCAATGTTGTTACTTGTATCGACTCGTGTATATCCTGCCATAATAGTTCCTGTCTAATGTGTGTAGTTATAACCGAAACATCAAAGCTGTAAAGCTTTAACGTCTGTCATGTGTTGCAAATTCCAAAGTTGCTGCGTCCAAACTGAACGGAGGGTTTTGACCATCCGACACAAACTGCAGCGACACGCTAAAAGCCGACCCAATCACTTGAGTCTCAAACTGCTTTACCAACTTACTTCCAAACACTGTGGTGCCATATCTAGCACCAGAGCTACCATAGAAACCTACAGTGCCTGCTTCGTTAGACAGCTCAATAGTGTCAGGCTGAATGCTGCCTTGTGTGTCAAAGTCAAGCTTCAAGTTGACAGAGGTGGTGACACCCCCTTGAGGGTCTGTGTAGAGGAATAGTTTGTAGAACGTTTTACGAATACGTGGATCATTGATTGAAACAAAAGGTGTAGCAAATGAAGCAATGATGTTTGTTCCGTCAAAGCTGTTGCCGTTTTCCATTTCATAAATGTAACCATCGTCGTGAGCAAACACCAATGTCTCTGTTTGGTTTTCGTAGTCACCATCAGCAACATAGGCTTTGATACCCAATGTCTCAGCCCACGACATAGTGCTGGTGTTGTCACCAACCATCTGTGTGCCTAAGACACCTTTAGCGTTCGCTGTAGATGTTCCTGTAGCGTTGTAACCAAAGATGCGGTATTGCGACTTCTGTTTAATAACACAGCTGGCAAAGCTGCTGCTAGAAGCAATGAGCGATGTCATCTCGTTCTGAATAGGCTTAGACACCACGCCCAAGTTGAAGTCACCAACACGGTCTGTAGCGCTGAACAAACGCAAACCTTCAGGGCCAAGGAAGATGACATCACCACCAATTTCCTGAATAGTGTCAGGAGCAACACAACCAACATTCTTTGTCACAGGTTGCAACACAAAGTCTTGCAAAGTGTTACCGACAAGCTGATTGATAGTTTTGTCTGTGAAGATGATGAGAGCTTCACGGAAAGGGATGATACCTGTGATGGTTCCACCAACGTTGATTACACCAGAGCCGTTAGCAGCGCTGAAGTCTGTGTCGGTGTAAGGTGCTGTAAATGTCAAAGTTTCGCCTTTAGCGAAGAACATTTGATTCTTATGGTAAGCAATGAAGCTTGCACCAACCACATCAGACGGAGCACCAGTCATCTCTGCAAAGGTTGTGCCGTTCCAAATGAATGGAGTGTTAGTACCATCAACACCAGCAACTTTGTCTACACCAGCCACTCTATACTTAGCAACACGCAGCTTACCTCCACCGCTTCTGTCACACGACAACATGGTGATGGCTGCATTGTCTGCAGGGCTAGATGCCAACGAAGGGTAGATGGACAATGCAGCAGCACCAGACGTTACAGTTGGTACAGCCAATACTGTGTACACCTTCTCAACACCAGCGATGGAGAATGTGTCACCAATCTGTGGCAAGCCTGTCAAACCATCGACGTTCAATGTAGCGCCTGTCTGAGCACCACCGTTCACAAGCACTGTGCCGTATGAAGGCTTAGACACCTTAGTGTGTGTTGTGCCAGTGGTGGTGTAGATGTCAGAGTTGCGATAGGACATCACTGTCTCGTTCCAAGCAACAACACCTTTGATGGTGCCTGTATGACTTGTGAAGGTGACAGCAGCTTTATCGGCTGGGCTAGAAGCCAGCGATGTTGTCAATGTCAGTGTTGCTTGTTTGTATGTGCTGTTAAACGACACACCTGCTGTAGCGATAGTGTAGGTGCCAGTGACACCAGCAATAGTGAATGTGGAGCCTTCAATGGGAGCGGTGTAGATGTTGGCAAGCACCAGAGTTGTACCAGTCTGTCCAGATCCCTGAACCACTGGTTCACCATAGGCTGGAACAAACGAGCTTGAATACTTGTCGTAGCCTTCAATGCGCTTATAGCCACCATCAGTGGATGGCTCAAAGTTCTTCAGCAGACGAGCGCTACCGGGAGCCTGTGTACCTTGTTGCAACGGAGACAGGTTGGAGATGAGTCCACCACGGAACTCAAACGGATATGTCTGGAGTCCATCAGCCATTAGCGCACCCGATCACCAAAAGCACTACTACCGCTACCAGATTGGATGATGGCAGTAGAGCGCATGTAAACAAAGCGATTGACCAAGATGGTACGCATACGCTTCAAGCCTTCTTCAAACTTACCCTTGGCAATGTTGGCAGCTTGCTCGTTACTACGGAACATGTAAGCATGATACATAGCACCGTCAATGATGACATGACGGAATCGTTCTGGAACGGAAGGAACGTCTGTGGCGCTCTCAAGATCTACAGGAACTCGGTAGTATTCGTAGACAACTTCATAGGCTTGATCAGGTGGTGGTGTTACACCCCATTCCAAACTAGGAGCTTGAAAGACAGCATCAGGAATCTGACGCTTAGAAGTGTTGTCACCATACTCTTGGTCGACAGCAGTGGTTAGATAGTCGTCATAATCAACGACACTAAGCTTCACTGTTGCATTACCGAATGTGGTGCTCTCCTTGATACGGAAGGTATCGAAGTCAATCGACCCAGCATCATTAGGGAAAGCATAACGGGTTGTACCAGCTGTCAATGTATCTTCAGCAAGCACGTGGTTGAAAGGCCACTCGTAGTGTGTCTGGTTGATGTCACGAATGGAAGAGTTGACACTGTCCTTGATCTGCGAATAGAAACCTTTAGCTGTGGCAAAGTTGCCAGAGGTCAGTTCCACTTCGTTGAGTCGACGATTTACTTCGTTGACGAGTCCGATGTAGTCGTATGCCATATCATTGTTCCTTAATCTTCAAACGAATAACTCGTTCAGCAATGCTGCCTGCACTGTCTGTCATACGGCATGTAAATTTGTAGTCGTAGTTGGCTGTACCAAGACCTAAGTTGATGGTGGCTACACCACCGCTAATGGTCTGTGCAACGTTCTGAATACCATTGACTGTGCTGCCAGCAGTGAGTGCAGTTTTAGTACCAGTGGCATCATCGACATACCAAATGATGGAGCTAATGGTGGCAGCGCCCAAGAACCTAGACCAGTCTACACTGTAATCTAGCAACTCGTCCTTATCCTTTGGAGGCCATTTAAACGACATATATCTATTCCTATCCTATTTAAGCTACCATCACTGCTCTGTCAGACGAGCTAGTCTTTCTGTATGTGTACACTTTTCTGTCTTCTGTCGACACGTTATAGGTTCGTGTAGGTGGTGTAGACCTAGCTTCGACATAAACAATACGGGGCTGTGCAGCAATCGCTATAGTGCGTTCTTTACTGGTTGCCTTGCGTTCGACAAGCACTGCCCTAGTTCTAGCATACAAAGAAGCAACAGCGTTGTAATCAAACACAGCCACAACAACTGTCACATTTCCTACAACTGCTGCAGCGCTAACACCATCAAAGGTTGGTCTAGCATTCTCAGCAACAGCGACATCACCAATAATACCTGTAGCGTATACACCACTAACGATTGTGAGAGATGATGCTTTAGCAATAGCATCTCCGAGTGTAACACTGATTGCGTCTGTAACAATAGCAGTGTTAGAGTCTGCAACAATTGTTAGATCGCCTACAGCGCCTGTAGCAGCTACACCATCTACAGGGATGCGGTTGATGGAGCGAACATCAGGAACACCAATAGCACCAACAGCTTCAGAGCCTGTGACAAGTGTTGTCGCATTAGCAACGATTGTTGTTGTACCGACAACACCTGTTGTAGCAACACCAACTAATGGTGTGTTGGCTTTAGCGACAACAACCAAACTACCAACATCACCTGTGGCAGCTACACCTGTAGCGTCTGTAGTGCAACCAAGCGACAAAGCTACAGTGCCTATAGCGCCTGTAGCAACCACACCAACAAGGCTGGTGACAGCAACACCAACAATACCTACGCTGCCTACAATCGCTGGACTGACAAGGCTGACAACAACGTGGTTGGCATCAGCTTCAATGACAACACCACTGTCTGAAGTGGCTACAGAGACTACACCGTCTGGTACGTAAGCAACATTGCTAACGCCATAACGACTGGTACCGTAGGTACCTATGCCGTATATAGCGCCAGTGCGTGTTGTTGTTGCCATTTAAGCAACCTTATGCCAAACGAATAATTGCGTTGCTTGCGTCTGCTGCAGGGAACTGCACAACAAAGTCGCCGTTAGTCGAAGTCTTGTCACCACCAAAAGAGATGACAGCAACAGCGTTGGTTGTACCAGAGCCACCGTCAGTGGTGGTGTTATAGATGAGAGCGCCAGCAGCAGTGATGGTTGCGCTAGGCCATGTTGCATCGGCAAAGTCTACAAAGGCTGTAGTGCCCGATGATGTTGGGTCGATGTTTGTCAATGTCACACCACCAGCTGTGTAACCTGTACCAACAACTTCGTTACTGGTGGTGTAAGCGGTAGTGGATGCACCGAGAGTTGCAGACGATGTGTACAGAGCAGTGATGGTAGCTTAAATAGGATAGGAGTAGATATATGTCGTTTAAATGGCCTCCAAAGGATAAGGACGAGTTGCTAGATTACAGTGTAGACTGGTCTAGGTTCTTGGGCGCTGCCACCATTAGCTCCATCATTTGGTATGT